CATTGTGAGTCCATCCATTTAAAGCAAGAAAACCACCATTACTAGATCCATCTGGACCAGTTCCTGTAGTAGTGCCGTTATATGGAGAACCAGGTGCCTGATCCCAACCAGTTCCTCCACTATTTTCTACAAACCATTTTACATGAGTAGTATCACCAGTTCTCCTTAATCTTGATACGCACCATTTGTTCTGAACATAATTATGTTTGGGAGTTGATCCACTACCTGCCTCACCAAGTCTATCTGTGTAATCAGAATTTGCAGAGTCAAATCTGGAAGCACCACTGGCATTATAAATGTACCAGGTATTAGATCCTGCTTTACCCTGACTCCATGCCATGTGGCTGGTTGCTGCAGGTACATTGGTATTATATACGCAGCAATCAATGCAAAAATCACCAGATAAATCAAAACAAGCATCAGCAGCAGTTTGTATTAAATTGCCTGAAGCTGCAAAGAATCCTGCTCCGTTACTCCATCCTGGAGGATTTCCGTAAGTGGTATTTCCAGTAGCCATACTACTAGTATTAGTAGTAAACTCTAAACTCCCTACTTGATCTTCAAAAGGAGATGACTGAGTGCTAGAAAAATCCCAAAAGTGAGCAGCCCTAGTATCAATTTGACCTTTTGTTGGTCTTGCAAAAGATAAGAATGGACTAGCAAGACCTAAACCTAAAAATGGATTTTTCTCAGACATCAAGCATCCTCATATACAACCTTTGCCGTTCCTCCAGTAAGTGCTTTTGCCCAAACATATGCAGCACTGCCAACGTGAGTTAAATCAGTTACAGTTTTCTTTACTTCTCCCTCAAAATGCTTATATACCAATCCAGGTGATGTTGCTGTTGGAGCAGAATCAGTTGCTGTAAAATTAATTACAATTGGATTGTTACTCTGGCATTGAAAGGTAATAGTTGAGGTATTATCACCAATCTTGATATATGCACTTGTAGTGACTTCTGTGGATGCTAGCGCCATTATAATACTCTGATAGGACTTTATTTTCTATTTATTCTTCTTCAGATTCAACTTCAGTTTCACCGAAGACTGAATTGCTGATGTTTGGTTTAAATCCATCAATTTTTTCTGCACTTTTTGCAAAAAGAATATCCTTAATTTTGTCACTAATGTTTGATGGTGAGTCATCTTTAGTGATCATGTCTAACAATTCTTCCATAATTTTTAAAAAGGTTAACGAGGTTATTTATCAGATCTCGGCATTCTTAAGATCTTTGGCACCAATTTCTGGTGCTGCAGTTGCTTCAGCATCTGCTTCCATATCGGGTTCCATTACTGGAGCACCTAAATCTCCACCTTCAGGTGCAAATGGCATTCCTGTTTCTGGATCGATTGTTGCGGGATCTGGGATGATTCCTGCTTTGATTTCTTTCTCGATCAACTTATCTTGTTCGATAATCTCTTCATCAGTCTGACGAAGAATCTTTCTTCTTAGATAATCTTGAGAGAAATACTTGCCAACATAAGGTTCTGCAGTTGCAACCATGTTGAGTCTTTCGGTCATCAACTCAGATTCTTTGAGTTCTGAGAAGTGGTTGTCGTATAAGAAATCATATTGAATATGCTCACTCATAATCTCCCAATCATCAGGAGTGCAAATATTCTTTAGAATGAGTTGAGTTTTGAGCATATCATTGAACATATTTGAGAATCTCTTTCTCAAACGTCCAACAAACTTTGCAAACTTGAGTTCGTCTCTTAGAATTTCGGAAGAACGACCAAGGTTAAAACCACTATCACCATCCATTCTGGAAGGTGGAACATTAAGTGATTTGTATAGTTTCTTCTTGAAGTAATCAATATCAGTGATTTCACCTAGATTTTGACCACCAGGAAGTGTGGAGATTTCGGTTCCTCTACCACCTTCACGTCTTGGTAACCAGAAATCTTCAAGCATACTCATATGCTTTTTATCATCACGAATTTCTCCAGTACTGGAGTCATAGACGAGTTTATTTCTATAACGAGACATAACATCACGCAGATATTGTTCTGCTTTCTGCTTAGGTAAGTTACCAACGTCGATATAGAAAATTCTACGTTCTGGTGCTCTGGATAATCTATAGATAACCAGAGAATCTTCAATCATACGGAGTTGATTGAGAGACTTGATTGCTTTGTGGAGATATGATAAAGTGTTACCCTTGTTCCTATCAACTAGTCCAGAAGTACAATAACTAATCGCATCTTTTGCAATTTTGACACCTTTGCTGTCACCCATTGCACCTGGGTTGTTTACTGGATAGTTTGGTTTGGGGGAGTACATAAAATACTCCTCAACTTCAGGGAACACATAATCCATCGGATCTTCAGTATTCTTACGAACTAGTGTTCCAGGATTCTTATTATCTTTCTTTGTTTTACGAACATAACGCATCTTCATTGCGTCAATGTAACGTAGTTCTTGAATACCTTCTTCAGGTTTCTTGAGATCAATTACTTTATGATAATAAAGTCTTCCATCAATGTACCAGTTTCTGTAGATCTCGTGGCACTTTTTATCAAAATCCAATAAATCTAGAATATTTTTAAATTCTGTACGAATTTTATCTTTAATACCATCACTAGCATTTAGATTAGACAACTCAATCTTTACGGGTGAATCATCTGAATCGGAAACGATTGCCTCGTTTACAATATCTTCGATAGCACTATCCACTTCAGGGTGTAGAGACATTTCTCTATACCTTCTTAATAGATCAAATTCTGTCCTATAGACACCTTCGATATCTAAGTAAGATCCGAAGAATCCCGTACTTAAATAATGGTCAACCCCGTCCTCATTAGATGGAGGAACGGGGGAGACGATTGAGGATGACTTAGGATCTGAATCTTCTATTGAAAATCCAAAAAGTCTAGCCATAATTTAATTGTGCGTTTTACCTATTTATCTCTATTTATCTGATGTTTCCAGGACCGTCACTGATCTCATAGTACTGAACTTGGAATTCAACAGTGAATTCTTCAATAGTATCAGTGGTATCGTAAGATAGATCGATAGCAGAGATGTTGGTTGGGAAGATGTCAATGAACTTGTAAGATCTTAGGATCGTGGTATCTCCGTTGCCAGAAGCACCGAAACCAGGACCAGTTTGTTTTACGTCGTCACGAACTCTTGTTCCCTCTAGTTTATCACTTCTACCGAGCTGGAAAACGTTAGCATCAACCATGTAGGAAGATGGATTAACTGCACCAGTTGCGTTATCAAGTTTGGAGAGTAGATTCGTCCATGCCTCGAAAGCATGTCTGATTCTAAAGTCTTCATCGTTGATGACGGTTACAGTCCAGGTATCGAAGGTGCGGTCACCCGCAACCTTCAATGTTCTACCTCGGAATGGAATCTCGATTGCAGCAACGTTAGATGCGGGCATCTGTGCTGCCTTACAGAAGAATCTGAAGTCTACTTTTTCTTCAGATTTCCAGTAAGTTTCGATTTCGGATGGAAATCTATCGATTGCGACCTCAAAGATATTTGGTCTTGCACCACCACCAGCAAGTCTGGTCTTAAATGCTGATAGATTCTTGAGTGTAGGTCTGTTAGCTGCCATTTTGTTTTAAACTCCCTTATAGTAATTTATCTAATGATCAGACTCTACCAGCAACTTCCTCGAAGCTGACACCAGTTCTGGTGGCAACAAATGTGAGGGTTACGTAGTTGATAGACTTAGCAGGTTTCAGGAAGATGTCTGCTCTAAACTCGTTGTTATCGATGATATCTGGAGTATTGTTTGTCTCATCGCAAACAACTAGGAATCCGTAAACTCCTCTCTTTGCTTGGACATCACGTAGATAAGGTTCGACAATGTTAACGAAGTTTGCTCTTGTAATCTCATCATTGAGTTCAAAGAGTTGAGCATCACCAGCACTCTTGAGTGCTTGCTCTACAGTCAAGAATAGACGACGGACGTTAATTCTGTCGAATGCAGAGTTGTATCCGAGTGCAGTCTTATCACCGAAGAGAACAGTACCAAGACCAGGTGTCGTGATGACTGGGTTAATTCTCTTAGGATAGAGACGATCTCTTTGTGCCTTGGTTGGGTTGTATGCAAGTTTGACTGCATTGTTGATGATTCCTCTCTGCTGACCAGCAGGTGAGAACCAAGGATATGCTTCGATAGAAGTTCTTACGCAGAGACCAGCAACGTCACCATTACATGGGACATAACGGAATCTGTTAGCAAATCTATCGTACATGTACTTATATCCACTATCAAAGATTGCATAAGATGAAGATGCAAGTGGATTGAAGAAATCTAGTAGATTTGAGGTTTGAGTTTCAGTGTTAGTAACGTCAACAACATCAGCACGATGTGGAGAAATACATGCAACACAGTCCTTTCTATCTTCTGCGATTGCAATTAGTTCCTGTGCCTTTGCTTGAGACTCATACTTGGTATCTAGACCAGGACCCATGATTAGATAATCTACTGCAAACTCATCATCATTTCTGAAGAGTCTGTATGAAGTAACGAGATCACCAAGACTTGCTCTCATGGAGTTATTGCCATCAGCATAATCTGCACCACCTTTTAGTGTGTAGACATAGTTGCCAATTGCACCATAGGTAACATCTTGAGCATCCTGACTCCAAAGACCATCTGCAGTTGAGATTGGATTTGTAGTACTGCCATCAAAATCAGTTGCGGCAATGTCTTCTTCACCACTACCGTCAGAAACGTTATCTCCAACGTAGATATATTCGGAGAAATCTGCGAGGTAGTTTGTATAGTAGTTCTTCTGAGGAGAGTTGATTGCGGAAATAGAATCCTTTGCCTTAGAAAGACCAACGTGCTTCTCAAGAATAGATGCTTGAACACCACTAATAGTACCGAAATCATCGATAACTACAACGTGCATCTCGTCACTGTTAGAATTTCTCTCAGCAGCATAGTTACTAGTACCAGGTTTTGGAGCAATTTGCCTCCAATACAGAGTTGCACCATTTTCTAGTGAAATGGTTTGCTGATCGTACCAGTCCTTGGATTCAGTGACTGTTGGTGAACTAGCTGCTAAACCAGCAATGCTAAGATTGCCATTACCAGTACCAGCAGATTTTCCTGATGGGAAAGATGCAACTTCTGATTGCTCAGTATATCCAATACGAGTTACAGTTCCCGCAGTAGATACTCTAGAGCATACTTTGACTGCAACGTCAGAAGCACCTAGTCCAGTATGACCATTAACACTACCAACCTCAGTAATGATACCTCTTAGTTTCTGACCCTGTAATGCAGATGTTGAACCTGCACCTGGTAGAATCTCATTATCGTAAGTATATTCGATTACGTCACCAGTTGAGATGCCAGAAAGTGTGCTTAGTGATAGAATCTGGTCTGCTTTGTCGTCGATGAAAGCAACCTTAAGGTTATCTGCCCATTTACCAGGAGTCTTAGCAGCAAAAGCATAGTTTGCTACTTCGTCAGCATGGTTTAGGTTGTAGTCATCAATGTTTTTAATTTTTAGATCTGCTGTTCCTACAGTAGAAGTAGTTCTGCTGCCAGCATTGATTGCTGCGTTAGCATTGACTAGATTAGAACCATCAGTTCTGACGACTTTTAGAATACCTCCGTAAGATAAGAAGGAGGATGCAGTCATCCAGTACTCATAGTGGCTATCTGTTGAAATTGGTTTGCCGAACGTATTGATAAGATCCTGTTCGGTTGCCACATCAATAGGATAATCAATTGGACCAAGTTGAAATGGTGCTGCAATTGCTCCTACGTTATCTAAGACATTATCAGCTCTTCCGACTGTTAAGTCAACCTCTCGGATTAGTACTCCAGGAGATAATTGAGGAGTCGCCATGTTTTTCTCCGTTTGTCTCAGTTTATCTAAAAATATTTATTAAAAAGTTACTTTTGGTACGGGAAACAATGCATGAACAAACTACCAGTCAGGATACTCCCATACATCTAATCTTTCTTTACGTTTTCGACTTTGTTGAATTCTTTTAATAGTGCATTCTTTACACTCATAAGAAAAAGAAGATTTAGACGCACCTCTTTCTTTTCTTGTTCTATAAAAACCTTCTATAAGATTTTTAGTCAAACCACAACTTCGGCATTCTCTTTCGTAAAGTAATAAATGCCCAAGATTTATTTGTTTGTCAATATCCATTACTGGTAGTCCCACATATATGACATATCACCATATTCACCGATCGTTGCATTGGACCAACGATCACCATTAGCATCTACAAAAGAAGAGTCATTTAAACCATCATCCATGAAACCAAATGGTGCCATGTCTTGTTCAATTTGATTTTTTTGTTCTTCGTAGATTCTCTTACGAACATCCTGATCAGTAAGTTCTTTAAAGTAATCTTGTGCTACTAACCATGCATAGATAACAAGACACATAGCAAGGTCATCATTACATCCCTCTTCTGCTTCAAATGAATTATGTTTTGAGATAAATGTTGTTAGTTCTGCAATAATTTCATAATCATTGAAGACTAGTTTATCTTCCTCAATTAATGTCTTTAAGTTGAGTGATCCAACCTTCTTGACAGTTTTTGACATCTTAACACCAAGTTGTGTCTTCTTACCAGAGAATCCTTGTCCAACAATCTGTCCTGCTCTACCTCTCATAGAACACATCAACAGATTCTGATACTCTAAATCATATTGAAGAATTGCTGCTACTTGATCTCCAACATCATTTACTTCACATAGAATATATGCATTATTATAGTTTCTTGCTACCTCATAGATCACACTTGGGAACAACATCGGTTTGAT